CTTTCATATGTCATCAAGATATCTCGATGGCGCCACACTGATTTATTTGAAACGCAATGGTGGTTTGATTGCGCCAAACAAACCTTCACAGGGAAGACAGGATTATGAAGACAGATTGGAAGAAGGAGAAGAAGGCTTTTCGGGTGCTTTTGTAAAAGAACCCGTGCCGGGAAGGTATAATTGGGTCTTTGACCTTGATTTAACTTCCATGTATCCCAATATCATCATTTCTTTGAATATATCACCTGAAACAAAGGTGGGTAAGCTGGAAAATTATTCGGTTGAATCCCACGTAAAGGGTGAATTGACAAATTATCGGGTGGGTCAGGCTGATTATACACCACAAGAATTTGGAGAATGGATTGAAAAATGTAATTATTCGTTATCTTCCAATGGGGTGCTTTATAGGCAGGATAAAAGGGGTGTGATACCAATATTGTTGGATTTGTGGTTTAAACAACGCAAAGACATGAGAAAGAAGGCTGCCGAATTCAAAAAGGCAGGTGACATGGAGCAATATAATTTCTACAATCAACGACAAGCGGTTTGGAAAATCTTGCTTAATTCATTTTATGGAGTTTTGGGATTGCCTGTGTTTCGTTTCTATGATGTGGATAATGCTGAAGCGGTCACTACAACCGGTGTGGATATCATCAAGACTACCGCAAAAGCAATAAATGTTTATTACAAACAAGCTTTGGACACCGCTGAAGATGGTGATTGGGTGATTTATAGTGATACCGATTCGTGTTTTGTTGATTCAATTCCCATTATCAAGAAGAGATTTCCAAACATAGATTTGAATAATGAGGATGACATGACAAAAGCCATCATGAGCGTCACCACCGAAGTTCAGAGCTATGTGAATCAGTTCTATAACGTCATGGCTAAACGTTTTTTCAATTTGAATAAACACACGTTTGATGCTAAACAGGAAGTTATCAGTAAATCGTCGTTTTGGCTGGCTAAGAAACGATATGCACAGTGGATTATTCATGAAGAAGGTGCCTTATTGAAACAACCAAGGTTGGAAGTAAAGGGCATTGACGTGGTGCGTTCATCATTTCCAGCTTCATTTCGCAAGTTTATGGATTCTTTTTTGAGAAAATTATTGACCGATGTTCCCAAAAAAGAATTGGATGACATGATTCTCAAATTTAGGGAAGATATGAAGACTTTTGATGTTCTTGATATAGCAAAGAACACTTCCGTAAAATTTATAAGTCAGGACGGAACCAAAAATTATAACCCCGACAGTCGGTTGCCATTTCATTTTGAATTGGCCACTCCCGCTCAAGCCAAAGCCGCGTTAGCGTATAATGATTTGTTGATTAAATTGGGATTGGAAAGAGATTTTGAACCCATTCATCACGGCCAAAAAATCAAATGGGTATATTTACAAACCAACCAATACGGTCTTGATGCTTTGGCATTAAAAGGTGATGGAAACGACCCTGATGAAATAATAGACCTTGTAAATCAGTTGGTGGACAGAAAAAAGATGTTCGAGCAAGAATTAAAATCAAAATTTGCAAACGGCAAAAACGATGGAATTTATGATGTGTTCAAGTGGACATTTCCAAATCCAGCGATGAAAACAGCAAGTCAGTTTTTTGATTTTGGAGCATGAAAGAATATTTAAAATCCGAACAAGAAGATAATACCTATTGTTTATTAGAGAGATTCTCTGACAACAATTCAGTTAAGGGATGGTTTATTTTACATATAGAAACTCCTCTGAAAGAACTTCCCGCTGATGGTAAGATAGTGGGAACGTATGTCATTCATAATGATGAATGCCGTGTAGTTTTTATAAACAAGAATTAAAATGAATACCGAATAATATTTGACTAAAATAGGTGGTTATGATAGAATGACCGATTATGAATACAACCCCGTACATCAACCGAGCCGCTATTAAAAAACTTGCTTTGGACTATGCTAAAGCCAACCGAGCAGGACGTTTTACCCGTGTGGGTAAGGAATTTTTTGAACGAATCAATTCAAAAGTTCGCAATCTTGTTACAAGTGAAGTTCAGAGCCATCCAAGTATTGGAAAAACATTAAAATGAGTGTTGCTGTATTTAAAAATAAATGGGAAAAGATAAAAGTTGAATGCCCTTGGTGTGGCGCAACACAAATTGAAAATATTGTTACTAATGTAAGTAGTTTTAAAAATATACAATGCTTTTATTGTGGTAACGATTTTTATTATAACCATATAAAATGTGAAAGCACGAAAATTGAAAAATTGTAAGTATGTCTATAGGAACACCATATAGCCACTGTCCCCGTTGTTGGGACCATTATGATGTATGCAAATGCACGGAAGCAGAAATGCGTGAATATGAAGACAATCTAAAAAAAGAGAAAAATGTTAGTAATGCTTTTAGTAGTGGTTATTCTTTAGGTCTTAAAAACGGATATACCATAGCTTTCCAACTTTGTAAATCAAGAGTATTAACTATTCTTAAACAAGATATTCAAAATTGTGACTTATCTTGGGAGTCTTGTGATAAACGATTTATTGAAAAGATAGAAAAATTATGAAAGACACCGATAAAACCTTTACAATTAAATGTACCATGAAAGATAGGTGGGTTCCTCATTTTTTAGCTATGTTAAAATACATGGCATATCTTGGCAGAATTGGAGCATCCCGCAAAGTGACAATATATGCAGATGGTGATGGCGACTTTCATCCAAAGTTTGAGTGGGACGAATCTTTACCAACTGATGTTAAACCAATAACAGATGTTAATGGTGATAGATTTTATGATGCCGAATAATTTTCATGAAATTTGATTTCAAAATCAAGAAAGTAAACAAATACACCGCAGCCGAATTAGTTCAAGAACATCATTACTCAAAAGTAATGCCCCGACTTACCAAACATTATCTTGGTGTATTCATTGGAGATAAAATGGTTGGCGTTCTGACTCTTGGTTGGGGAACACAACCCCTTGCGACCATTCGAAAACTTTTTCCTGCACTTACCACCAAGGACTATTATGAAATTGGCAAAATGTGTATGCTTCCTGAAATGCCAAAAAATTCCGAGTCACAAATGCTATCAGCAGTAGTCAAATGGATGAAAATAAATTTGCCGGAAAGATTGTTTTTATATACTTGGGCAGATGGCATTGTGGGAAAATGTGGTTATGTTTATCAGTCTGCCAATTTTTTATATGGTGGCTTTATATGGACAGACATTTATATTGGCCCTGATGGTGAAAAGATTCATCCAAGAACCGCACACAACCTTTGTGTTGAAAACGCTAAGTTTTGTAATAAGGAAAAAATATTTTGGTTGACCCGTGATTTTATGAAAACGAAAGGCATCGTTAGAATAAGGGGAAAACAATTCAGGTACATTATGCCGTTGTCGAAGGTGGCTAGGAAAATGCTTGACAAATCAACGGTTAAATGGACAATAGACTATCCAAAAGAAAAAGATTTGGAATGGAAAAAACAAGTTGATGGCGGTTATGAAACCATTAAAGAATTTCCAAAAATTAATTTGGGTGTAGTCAACATTAATAAAAAAAATGTTGATTCTTATAAAAGAAAAGAAAATCCGTTTTTCGGATAGAAATATATAAATTATGAATAAGGAAAAAATATTCGGTTTTGAATATTACCAAAAACCAAGTTGTATTATGCTAGTTCCTACGCCGTATGGTGGTAACTATATTAATGCGTTGTCATTGTTGATTAATAACGACTCTTCAACACCTGACAGAAAAGAATTATTGGAAGAGTCAAAGAAAATAATAGAACGCATTGTAAATAAACTGTACAAAGAAGGAGAAGTTCAATAATATTTTATAATATGGGTGAAAGATTTATCATCAGTTACAAATCCATCTTTGACACTCCTGCTGATGCCTACGTAAATACCATTAACTGTGTGGGAGTTATGGGTGCCGGTATTGCTTTGGAGTTCAAAAAACGTTATCCAAAGATGTTTGAAGATTACAAGGAGAAATGTTCCAAACATGGAATTCGTCCCGGCGATTGTTACACATATTTTGATTTGGAACATCATGTCTATCTTCTTGGCTTGGCGGTGAAGGATGATTGGAAGTATTGGAGCACCCTTGAATGGATTGATGCGTCAATCAAATCATTGAAACTTGCCATTTTGGAAAATGACATAAAATCTGTGAACATGCCTCTTCTTGGGGGAAAAAATGGAAGGCGGGGGCCGTATGGAAAAGTCATCGGTTTTACTCCACCACCTGAAAGAACAGAACTAAAATGTCTTATTGAAGCTGAATTAAAACCTTTTGCTGAAAAGTTTGGTGTAGCTATTCAATTGTGCATTCCTGACGAAGCACCTGTAAAACCCAAGATAACCTTGGATACATTCATATGAATAATAGAGAAATAAGATTTAGAATTTGGGTTAAATCAGAAAAGAAAATTTATAATTGGTTTGGTAATGAAGACATCATATTGGATGCTATTCAATATGAGTGTGGTGATGAATGGACAGAAGATTGTGAAGTAATGCAATATACCGGTTTCAAAGACCAAAATGGTAAAGAGATTTATGAAGGTGATATAATAACAAATCATGCCAAATCAGAATTTATTCCTAAAATAGCCGAAGTAAAATTTTGTCGTGGTGCGTATATTGCTGATTGTGGGTCTGCATTATTAAGTATGTCGTTTACACAAAGAATGATTGAAGGAACCGTTGAAATCATCGGAAATATTTTTGAAACGCCCAATCTTTTAAAAAAAATAGACAAAATACAACAGCTGTGATAAGATGAAGAATCATTGGAGAATA